GTGCTCACTACAGTAAGAATGGGATTCAAACATTAGATCTCATTGATTCTGTTGGTGATGCTGAAGCATTCTGTAGGTCTAATATTTTGAAATATGCTTCACGTTATGATAGGAAGGGTACAGCACGTAAGGACATCATTAAGATTGCTCATTACGCTATTCTCCTTTGTCACTTTAGTGATAAGCAAGCTAAAGCAGACCAGATTAACGCTAACAACCCTACATCCTTTTCAGTAGATTATGACAAGTAAAGTTAAGTTAACAAAAGAAACGATTGGTGTATTAACCAACTTCGTAGATATCAATCAGTCTATTGTATTCCGTAAAGGTAATACAATTAAAACTATTAGTAATGCAGAGAATATCCTAGCAGAATATACATGCGAGGAAGATTTTCCAATAGACTTTGCTATCTATGATCTTGGTCAGTTTTTAAAGAGTCTTGCACTTTTTGATAATCCTTATCTTGAGTTTGATTCTGATGATTATGTTACTATCAGAGATAGACATAGATCAGTTCGTTATTATTTTTCAGATCCAGAGATTACATTGAAGTCAGCACCTGATAAGAGTGTTAACTTTCCAGATCCTGATTTGGAATTCACTATCACAAACGATGATATGGTTAGTCTTAGGAAAGCATCTATGGATGTTCTTCGTGTTCCTGATCTTACATTTGAATGTGCTAATGGTGATATCAGATTGGTTGTTAGAGATAGAGAGAATGATACTAGTAACAACTACAAGCAGAAGGTTAACGGATCCTGTGAAGGAAACTTACAACTTGATGTTAAGGTAGAGAATCTTAGAATCATTGATCTCAATCGTGTTCTCAATAAGGATGAACCAGATGATAGTTATGTATTTACAACTAGAGTATCTAACAAGCTTATCTCTGAGTGGACTAATGAGAAATTAAATCTTAAGTACTACATTGCATTGGAACCCTAATGCTATTACATCAAGTTTTCTTTTGCCCTATATTCACATTTAGATTTGAGAATCATAGTAAGTATGATTTTCCTATGGTTGAGAAGATGGATAGGAAACCTGATGGATGGATTGAATCTGTCAATTCTACTTTTCCTAGAATACCAGATGATGATCCTGTAGTCTTTCGTGATGAAAGAAACAATCTCATGAGAGATTTGGGAGAGCAAATGAAAGAGATCTTCCAAGAATATCAGTTGCCAGATAAATTTAGTTTTGATCACTTCTGGTATAACATCTATCATGAGCAACAAGGACAAGAACCACATACACATTTGAATGGATGCTTTAAGAGAACTCCTTACTGGTGTGGTATTTACTACTACAGAGGAGCAACTCCAACAACATTCTTCCGTCCAGATTGTAACAATCGAGTACATAAGTTTCCACATGCAAGTCCTATATTTCAAGAGTACTTTGCTGATAAGTTGAAACCTGATCTCAAGGATGGTGATGTGATACTTTTCCCACCGTACATACAGCATTGCGTAGAACCATCTACTAGTGCTACAATGCGTATGACCTTTTCATTTAACCTAGTATTAGATAATGAGTAAAGACTTTTTATGGGTCGAGAAATACCGTCCTTCTACAGTTAAGGATTGTATTTTACCTGATAGCATTAAGAATGTTTTTCAGGGTTTTGTAGAGCAGCGTGAGATCCCCAATCTTTTGTTGTCTGGATCTGCTGGTGTAGGTAAGACAACCATTGCTAAAGCTCTATGTGATGAGATAGGAGCATCTTACATTTTGATCAATGGATCGGATGAAGGTAGGTTCCTTGACACTGCTAGGAATAAGATTAGACAGTTTGCTACAACCGTCTCATTGACCTCTGGAACGTCCCATAAGGTCGTTATAATAGATGAGGCAGATAACACAACCAACGATGTTCAATTATGTCTGAGGTCTGCTATAGAGGAGTATCACAATAATTGTAGATTCATTCTTACTTGCAATTTTGTCAATAAGATAATTGAACCACTTCATTCACGTTGTACCGTTATAGATTTTCGTGTGAAGAACGGACAGTCTGTACCATTACAAGGACAGTTCTTTGATCGTCTTAGAAATATATTAAAAACAGAAGATGTTACATTTGAAGATAAAGTTCTGGCTAAACTTATTACTAGGTATTATCCTGACTGGCGTAGGGTTATCAATGAGTGTCAACGCTATTCTGCTAGTGGAGCCATTGATGCAGCTATTCTTGCTGACGTTGCTGATATTAATTTTGATAGTCTGCTTTCGGCATTAAAGAAGAAAGACTTTAAGACTGTTAAAGGGTGGGTAGTTCAGCACATGGACAGTGATCCCACTACAATATTCCGTAAGATATATGACAGTACATATACTGTTTTACAACCTGCTTCAATCCCAGAGGCAGTTCTTATAATAGCAAGGTATATGAAAGATGCTACTATCGTTGCTGATCATGAGATTAACTTACTAGCATGTCTTACAGAAATTATGATGAGTTGTGAATTCAAATGACACATGGAACTAAATTAGACCCGATTTATACAGGAGATAAACAAACACAATCTCAAGCAAATTGGTATGCTGCAAGAAAGGATGATCCAGAGTTTAAAAAGAAAAATCAAAAGAAATCAGCAGAGCAAAGAGCAAGAAAAAAACTGTTCTGGTTAGAGTTGACAAAAGATGATGTATGTGTGGACTGTGCATCTGTTGGTAAAACAACTACTGAATACTTAGAGTATCATCATTTGCCTGGTACTATAAAATTATTTAACTTGGGTGATGGTAAGTTTAGATATGGTAGAGAAAAACTTATTTGTGAAAAGGCAAAGTGCATACCATTATGCCCTATTTGCCATAGAAAAAGACATTATGGGTGAATTCAAATGAAAATTACTAAAGATGATTTAATGCACCATAGGTTGCAAGCATGGTTACGTGAGAATAAAACTGAGGACATAGAGTATCTTGGATTCTATCCTGATGTTTTGGGTGTTAATAAACATTGGTATCGTATTGATACTCATGAAGTTACTGTTGATTGTATACATGATCTGGAGTTAGTCGATGATTGATGCTGTAAATATTGACACTCCATATATTTGGAAAGGTCATATTGATCCTCCTAAAAATTATAATGAGATAAAAGAGAATCTATCATTGATAAAAGATCAATGTAGTGGACAGATCCAATCTCCTTTAGAGGAGGGTAACTCATTTTCTACAGTTGGTTACGATAGGTATCGTCCACATAGGATAGAAGAGCTTGCACCATTTTACAAAAAGTTGTATAATGATTTACAGTTCATTCATTTTAGAGTGAATGATCGAACTCGTGTTCCAAATCATATGCTCAATCCTGTATTTGATACAGGATTTTATAGTGTTGATTTACAGGAAAGTAATAGAACTGAAGATAAGTTCTTCTTGATAGACAGAGCATGGTTTAACGTTCATTACAGAGGTGCTAGAACACTACCACATGATCACGGAATCGTTGATTATGTTTGTGCTTATTATTTGAATCATCCAAAGGATAGTGGCAACTTTATGGTTGAACCATCTGGAGGTATGAGTACTGCTGTATTGAATAGTGACAGTACTAAGATTAGTTACACTCATAAACAGAATCCAGTAACTATTCCTGTAGAGACAGGTGACTATCTAATCTTTCCTGGTCACGTCACACATGGATGCGAATCTAGTGATAGTGATGAGGAACGGATTGTAATTACAACTAATATAATGGTGAATAAGTATGACTAAACTAAAGAAGAAACAAAGACATCAGGTTAAGTCCAGATTCTATTATTTGTTTTGGGGTGCTGCAACAGTATCAGTATTTGCAGGACAGATGTATGTTGGATCTGGATATAGATCATATGCAGAATCTCTTAATAGAATATTTGATGCAGTTGAAGTAGAAGTTAATCGTCCTAAATTTTATTAATGAAAACTCTAAAGTCATTAAAGACACCACTCAGGTATCCTGGTGGTAAGTCAAGAGCTGTAGTAAAGCTACTACAGTTTCTTCCAAATCTTAATGAGTATAGAGAATTTCGTGAACCATTTCTAGGAGGTGGTTCTGTATCATTAGAGATTACGAAACGATATCCTGATATAGAGATTTGGGTTAATGATCTTTATGAACCTTTAGTAAACTTCTGGAAAGAACTACAGCATAATGGAGAAGATCTTGAGGCTGCTATTCTTTCAAAGAAGAACTTTCATCCCGATAGGGATACTGCTAGAAAACTTTTTAATATTAGTAAGGAGAATATAAATGACAAAGAAAAATCGAACTTTGATAGAGCCTGCTCTTTTTATATCGTTAATAAGTGTTCCTTTAGTGGTCTTACTGAGTCTTCCTCGTTCTCCCCACAGGCATCCGAATCCAACTTCTCCTATAGAGGAATTGAACGACTTAGCGAGTACTCAAAACTCATTGAGAACTGGAAGATCACCAATAGATCTTATGAAGAATTGTTAACGGATTGGAAAGGTGCTTTCGTGTACCTAGATCCACCCTATGACATCAAAGATAATCTTTATGGTAAGAAGGGTGGTATGCATAAAACCTTTGACCACGATGAGTTTGCAAGGGCATGTGATCACTTTACTTCACCTATGCTTGTATCATATAATTCAAGTCAGATTGTAAAGGATCGTTTTAGGGAGTGGACAGTTGGGGAATTTGCACACACTTACACCATGAGGAGCGTAGGGTGCTATAATATAGATCAAGCAACAAGGAAGGAATTAGTCCTATTAAATTATGAAGTGTGAAGTAAAACTATTTGTAGCAGGACAGGTCTTTAAGGAGACTGTACACGCACGTAATTATGATGAAGCAAGAAAGGTTGCACTTGCACGTAACCCAAATGCTAGAGTAGTATCTGTTAACGCATTATTTTCATGAAACCTTTAGAAGAAAAAATTAAAAATGCAGAGTCTAGGATTAAAGAGTTGCAACTCTTAATCGAAGCTTGGAAGAAAGCATTGGAGGAATCTGATGGATTATAAAACTGCTGGTGTGGACATAGAGGCAGGTAATGCTTTTGTGGAAAGACTCAAAAAGAAAGCACCTACCATTGGTGGATTCAATGGTATGTTTAAGGTTCCTTCAGGTTATGAGGAACCTGTTTTAGTATCTGGTGCTGATGGTGTTGGTACTAAAATTAATATTGCAAAGATCAATAGAGAATTTAATACTATAGGAATTGATCTCGTTGCCATGTGTGTCAACGATGTGATCACATGTGGTGCTAAACCTTTATACTTCTTAGATTATATTTCTACTGGTAAGATATCTCCTATCATAGATGAGATCATGGAAGGTATTCTTGAGGGATGTGAGATAGCAGGTATGGATCTATTAGGTGGAGAAACTGCTGAACATCCTAGACCTGCACCACCACCAACATATGATGATGATCTAGATCTAGCAGGATTCTGTACAGGTATTGTAGAAAAGAATGAGATCATAGATGGTAGTCTTATTAAGAAGGGTGATAAGATAATTGGTTTACCTAGTAGTGGAGTTCATAGTAATGGGTATAGTTTGATCCATGAACTTATATGGAGACAGAAGATAAAGTATAGTGATATGCCTGAGTTACTTACTCCTACTACAATCTATGCACCAATAGTAAATAGGTTATTAAAAGATCTTCCTATTCTTGGTATGGCACATATCACTGGTGGTGGTATTCCAGAGAATCTACCAAGATGTATTCCTGATGGACTGGAAGCAAGAGTTGATTACAATTCTTGGCCAATGCCAGAAGTCTTTAAGAAGATCCAATTAGCAGGTGAGATACCAGAAGAAGAAATGAAAAAAGTATTTAATCTTGGTATTGGGTTCTGTCTAATAATTCCATCAGATGTTAACATAGATAATACAATCCCTCACTGGGAAATAGGAGAGATATATGGCTGAAATGAAAATGGACACACAGGGCATGAGTATGCCTTATGATCCGAACTACAAAGGTCCGAAGCAAGTTTATAAACCTATGGAGATTCATCCTCGTAGGTTGTTTACACCTGAGTATGTTAAGGAGATGAAAATTCTTATCAATGAGGTGTTGGATGAGCGTGAGTATAAGAAACAAATGGCAGGACCATATGATGATGTGAAACCATTAGGAGTTTCATACTTTGATACTGAACAATTTAAGCATCGTATCAATGAACCTGAACCTGCTTACCCAAAAGAAAATACATACTTAAGATTGGATGAGATACAAGAATGATATTAAAACAAGAAGTCATTGACAAGATTCAATTGGCAATGCTACACACCAAAAAGAATGGTGATATGAACTGGTTGGATGGTGATGAGATAGATGTCTGTCTCGCTGGTACATTTGCTGGTGATAAATTCATTACTATCATCAATAGAACACGTAGTAATACAACGAAAGGATAATGTGGTATGTTATAGGTTGGACAATAGTAACACTTTGGTTACTATCTAAACTGGGGGTATTTAAAAAATGAGACTAGGAGTTATGTGTTCAGGTGAGGGAACTAACTTCGAGAACATAGTTCACTCATGTCCTAAGCATGAAGTTGTGCTTATGGTATATAATAAGAAGCACTGTGGTGCTGCAAAGAGAGCAGACAGATTGGATATTCCATCTGTTCGTATTGCTAGTAAGCATGAAGATGACATCATCAAGATCTTTGAAGCATACAATGTTGATATAATTGTTATGGCAGGATGGATGAGAGTCATGACCAAGAAATTCTGTGATGCATTTCCTGGTAGGATTATCAATTTACATCCATCATTGTTACCTAAGTATAAGGGACTCCATGCTATTGAACAGGCTATTGAAGCAGGTGAACAGACTACAGGATGCACTGTGCATTTTGTTAACGAACACCTTGACTCAGGTGCTATAATAAGACAGCAGGAAGTACCAATACTTCCAGGTGATAATGTTAAGACTGTCACTAGAGCAGTACAACAATGTGAACATCAACTTTTACCTCTAGTAATTAACGCTTTATGAAATCTAAACTAAATTATGTTGTAACCATAGGTTACTTTGCTGCTGCAATATTGACAGGAGGACTTGTATATCTCGGTCATAGTAATCATAGACTATCAGATAGTAATGATGCACTTACTACAGAGGTACAAGCACTAGTTGAGGCATACCTAACAAGTGATAAGGATTGTTATTTGTTAGCACCTAAACCAGACGATTTTATTATATGGGAAGAAATGCCATACAAGGAGATGATTTAATGAAACCAAAAAAAGTATTACGTGCTATGCTAGAACAACCATGGCTGTATAATGAAGAAGAACTGAAACAGATTCAGGATAAATTGAATGAACTTGATGATGAGGGTGTCCAAGAACTATGGCATCGTCGTACCACTATGGGATTCTCTAATAAACCTGAACAACTGAATGGATAAATTGTGGAGGATATGGAAGTATGCGTTGGGTAGTTTCTCTGACGAAAAGACTGAACCCTACGACAACTACGTTGTTCTGGTACGTTCTGTTATTTTCGTATCTTATCTCGTCACTAACTGTTTTATTATTAGCGGAGTAATCCGTCACTGGAATAATGTACCAATTGAAAGATTACCTATACAGTCTGAACCAATCCAAGAAGAATATATTGGATGATGATTCTGTTGCTGTAAAGAAGTATCAACCTTATATTATTAACAAATGTCTATCATCATTTACTGATACTATTTTATTAGTAAATGAAATGAACAAGTCATGGCATCTACCTAAGAAGTTACAATATGACTTTTTACTAAATAGTGTGAAACCAAGAAAGAGATTCTCTCCTTGGTCGAAGAAGGATTCTACTGAATACCTTGATGTGGTTAAAGAGTATTATGGTTATAATGATGATAAAGCTCTTCAAGCATTAAGAATTCTTACTAAGGATCAACTCGATAAGATTTCATATTCATTACGGAAAGGTGGCAATGAGCGTAGATCATGATATACAATGGAAACAAACTGATATGGTTGAGGTTTCCTTATCCGAACCAGATGACTTTTTAAAAGTCCGAGAAACATTAACAAGAATTGGAGTAGCTTCCAGAAAAGAAAAGAAGATATATCAATCTTGTCATATTCTACACAAGCAAGGTAAGTATTATATCGTACATTTCAAAGAATTATTTGCATTAGATGGTAAGAAAACTAATCTATCATCTAACGATGTACAACGTAGGAATCGTATAGTACAGTTACTTGTTGATTGGGGATTGATTAAAATTAATTCGATAAGTGAAGACAAGATTAAAGATCTTGCTCCATTGAATCAGATTAAAGTTCTTTCATTTAAAGAGAAGGGTGACTGGACTCTTGAATCCAAATATAATATTGGTAGAAAGAAACAAGAAGTCGAATAAACCGTATCCTAGTTCCATAGAGATGTGTTATAATTAGTAGTGTATGCCTTCGGGGTACACAAAACATAAACTCGCTTATAAAAGGAGCTAAGAATCATGGGTAACAAAGACCTATCCCATTTTGTATGGGAACATTACACACCATTTTCTATTGGTTTTGATGAAACATTTCAAAGACTTGAGTCTATTGCAACAGCAGGAAGTAATTATCCACCTTACAACGTCATTAACGGACCTGATGGTAGAACCAGTTTGGAAATCGCTCTTGCTGGATTTTCAGGAGATGATATTGAAGTCACAACAGAAAGGAATGTTCTGAATGTTGCAGCATATCCAAAGAAAAAGGATGAAGAGAATTATAAACATAGAGGTATAGCATCTAGGTCATTCCAAAGGCAATGGCAGTTGGGAGCAGATGTAGAAGTTAAGGAAGTAACATTCCAAGACGGTTTGCTTACAGTTACACTAGAGAAGTATATACCTGAAGCGCAGAAGAAGAAGCTTTGGTTCGGAAAAGAACTTAAGAAGCTTGACTCTTCTGCTTCTTAATGCTATAGTAAACACAGCGCGAATAAGATATGGCCTGTCAAGTAATAACCCTTAGAACTGGGGAACGTGTTATCACGGAACTCAAGGAAATATATGATGGAGAAGGGGATGATAAGAAGGGTGTGTGTCTTCTCATGGAAGATCCATACGTCTTACACTTAGATACCTCTGAACCACAGTATCTCACTGAACAACTAGGTGCAGAATATAAGGTACGCTTTAGCAAGTGGAATCCTTATTCATCTGACTGGCAGTTTAAGATGCCTTATGATGCAGTTATGACTATTAGTAATCCTGAACCAGGATTGCAAACATCATACGAACAAAAGATCAAAGAAAAACGTGAAGTTGAATTAGAAAGTTCATTAAAACTATCAAAGGAGATACATGACGGAACAGACTGAACTAAGGACTAATCATAATGTCAGAGTAGTAACTCTTGACACTGCTGAAAGAGTCCTTTCTATCTTTGGTGAAATACGCACCGAAGATGAAGAACAAAGGGTTATAGGCTACAGACTTCTATATCCTTATACCTTATCATTAGGTGAGGTTAATGAGGATGGAACCATTCCTATTCGCTATGAAAGGTGGTGTCCATATAGTCCTGTGGAAGAACATAGAATCGGTGGAGAACATATTATTTCATGTGTTCTACCCGATAATGGTATACTAGATAATTATGTAAATAGACTGAAACAAGTAGGTCTAACAGATGAACAAATCTTTTTTGAGGTAAATGATGGAGGAGAACCAACAACAAGTCCTGAAGGTGATGCTACTGAAGAACCAGTGGATACTGGCGAAGGTGGAGGAGATTGAGGGAACACAGTTAGGTGATCCTGATTGTATTCTAGTAGAACCTATGCTCATAGATGGTACTAATCTTAAAGATTGGTTACCTTTTGCAGATGAAAAGGAGACGGTTGTCCGTTCATCTGATATAATAACATTTGTGGAACCTGGTAAGGATCTCCTTTCCAAGTACTACGGTTACAAACCAGAAGTGTTGAGTGAATGAAGTTCTACACAAGCGTTGAACAAGCTGGCAATCGTTTGCTAGTGCGTGGTTATGATAATGGTAACAGATATAGCGTGAGGGTTCCTTTCAACCCCACGCTATATTTGCCTTCTAAGAATTATTCTGAATGGAGGACATTAGATAATAAACCAGTAGAACCACATAAGTTTGGTTCTATTACAGAAGCAAGAGAATTTGTAAAACAATATAAGGAAGTTCCTGATTTTGAGATACATGGAAACACAAGGTTCCTGTATCAGTATATGGCAACGGAACATCCAGAAGATCAAGTTAAATTTGATAGTAGTAAGATCCGTGTCTTTACAATTGACATTGAGACTGCTGCTGAAAATGGGTTTCCTGATATAGAATCAGCAGACCAAGAGATATTAGCGATCAGTATTAAGGACTCCTTTACTGGTC